ATATGCACATTTATGTCATTTGTCACAAAAGTTTCACAAAACTGTTCTCTGAAGTCTTTTGCAGTTTTATATGACACGAACTTTCTTCTATCCATCACATCACCTAAATGAATACAAGTTTTTATATTATGTTCTTTGAGATAAGGAAAGAATATATCCTCGTAGAATTTATAAAAATATGTGTTAAAGTGGTCGTGGTCATTTCTTGCACCGAAATGAGTGTCCGTAACTAAAGCTATCTTCATTATTTAATCAATCAAACCTTGTGCTTTTAAATATGATATGTTCTTTAATTGTTGTTCTTTTATGAGTTCTTTTGATTGTCCCTCATATGCAACACCTACATTATGTTTTATCATATACTCAACTATACCCATTCTTCTATCTTCTTGACCATCATATATATCAAAGTCCCCAAGTGTTCTTCCAAACTTACCAGTTTTGTCTTTGGTTGTTTTGAGAACTTGTGTAGAACCAACTGGTAAGAAACCCTCAACAACACCTTTTGCATATAATCCAGCTTTTTTTTCTTCTGGGTCTCTTGTTCTAGATTCTGGTGTATCAATACCTTTAAGTCTTATTCTTTCCTTGTGAATCCAAGTATCAAAACCTAAATCTATATTAACATCAATAGTATCGCCGTCAACGACTCTTACTATCTCACATCTATATTCATACATTATTATTTTCCGTTAATGTGTGACCAAAGTTGTTCAACCAAGTCATCTTTAAGATATCGTCTATCTAATTCTATTCCGTGTTTACGGCCTAGTGTTTCCAATTCTCTTTTAGTCATTGTTAAAAGTTTAGACTTTTTAATTGGTTTTGGTTTTGGTTTAAATAAATTTTTTATAAAACTAAACATTTTATCTCCTTTAACTTCTTATTTATTTAAGAATCTTACTAAATCATCATATCCACCTATCCAGTTATCATCTAACCAAATCTGTGGAACTGTTTTAAACCCTTGTTTTACTATATAATCTTTTGCATCATCATCTTCATCAATATAAATTTTTTCAAAAGGTAAATCTTTTGTTTTCAATAAGTTTTCTGCCTTATCACAATATAAACATATTCTTGTACCATAAACTTTATACATCATTTTTCCTCATAAAAGTTTTCTAAACTCTTTTTAGTTTCTTTTTTCTTAGAACTATTTGCTTTGTAAACTTCTTGACCATCTTGTGGTAACATATTCTTTTGTAAATAATCCATATATTGATTACCATAATTTGTATCATCTAAAGGATTCTGGTCAAAAGTAGGCATCATATTCTTTTCTATTATTTTATGTTTAGTGTGTGTTTGTTTTTTTTCTTTTTGTATTCTACGAATAAATGCATAGTATATTATTTGTGTAAAATATGAAAAAGGATTCTTTGATTTTTCTGGGTCAAAATTATTTACATATTGTAGACAGTTTTCTATACCATCACCTATCATCTCTTCTTTAAATGTATAGTTTATAAAATTAGGTCTAAATGATAAGTGTTGTGCAATCTTTAAAAAACACTCACCAATATAATCTGTTACTGGTGGAGTTTCTTCTCCTAAAGATTCTGCATCTTTTACTTTTTCTTTCCACTCTGTGATTGCCTCTAAGAACTGTTTATTATTAACATAATGTTTTGGATTTGCGGCCAATATTATTTCCTTGTATTCATTACTTTAACATATTTTATTTTATTGTCAACCATATAAAAAAATAAATTACCTATTGACAAAATATTTTTGGGTGTTATACTTGTTCTTGTATTGATTGAAATTAGTGTTTAGTTTCATCATAATCATAAGGTACATTTTGATATTCATCAATTAATTCTTCCATATCGGATTCTTCTAATGTAGTTTTCTGTTCTTTAACTTCAATATTGTCGTCATTTACTTTTAATTCATCACCGTCTTTATTTTTATATCGTTCAGCGTCATCATATCTTTTTAATATATATTCATAATATTTACATAACCCAATGTTCACTTCATAGTGTAGAACGACTTGAGTTTTTTCTATTGCAAATACTTTATCTTTAGTAAATGTAGCCCACTTACGAAGTGCAAGATTTTCTTCATATCTACCATCTTTTCCCATAGTATTTACCGTACACATCTTCATAGGATATCCTACTTTAAAATATCCATTTTCAGTATTGTGCAACTTACAAATGATTTCATCACCATTTGATAGTTTCATTATTCGGTAACTACTCATTCCACAACCTTAACTTTTTATCCATTGGTTTCCATTCAACTGGGGGTTCATCTAACTTAGCTCTATTTAAATTTACATTTTCCCAGAAGTGTTCAAAAACCTCTTCTTTTGTTTCCATTATATTAAATTCAAATTCTTCATACATCTTATCAATTCTTTTTTTTATCTTTTCTTTGTTATACTCAATCTTTCTTTTATAGTCATACATTTCTTTAAATTTTTCATAATCCTTTTCTTCTATCATAATTTTATCCTATGTATTGTATAATCAAATTGTTCTTCGTTGTATATATTTATTCTTTCCATAAAATGACGAAGTGTAAAGTTCTGTCTGTTTTTATAAGAAAAGTCATCTGCTATGTCAAATAATTTACACTCTGTTTTATTATCACCTAATCTCAAACCTCTACCAATAGATTGTAAAACTCTAATCTTACTTTTAGAAGGTGATGAGAAAATTATATTATGTAAGTTCTTAATATTAATACCAGTAGAAAAAGTACCATATGATGCAACAATAATCGCATCTTTAGATTTTTCAGTTATAGCTCTAATCTCTTCTCTAGTCAATGCATCAACACCACCACTTACAAAAAAAACTTTTCTATCTTTATAAGTATTTGTTATCAAATCATATAAAGGTTTTCCGTGTTTTTCTACATATTGATATAATACTAATGTATTACCTTTAAGTGGACTAACTAATTTATTTACAAAATTCAATCTTCTTTTATCATTAACAATATAATCTATCTCATCTGCATATTTTAAATCTTTTACAATCTTACAATCATTTTCACTATATCCTAAAATTAAACTATCTATTTTAAGATTAGATAATGTTTTCTTTTCTATCAATTCTTTTGTAGATATAACTTTGTTTGTAGTACCAAATAAACCTTCTAAGACTAATTTATGAGTTTGTAAATCATCTAATGTACCAGTAAGTCCGAAACGATACTTACATAAATGTAGTTTTGTCATTATAGATGTAAGTGATTTTGCTTTGAATAGATGAGCCTCATCACCTATGACACAACCAAACTGTTCAAAATATTTTTTAGGAAACTTATGTAAAGATTGCCAAGTAGATATCACAACATCTTTTTCTATCTTTTTACTATGACCAGAATATACTTTTTGAATATATGATTCTAACCAACCATAGTCTAAAAAATCACTAGACATTTGTTCTACTAAACTTGTTGTAGGTACGAGTATCAATGTTTTAAGATTCTTTGAATGACACCATCTTGTAAGACCATAAATGATTAACGATTTGCCAGATGCAGTAGGACAAACAAAAAGACTACGACATTTTCTGGCACCAGAAAGAATACTAGAAATCTGATAATCACGAGCTTTGTATGGAATTTTAAGGTGTTTAATAAATGACTTAATAGTTGATTCATCAATGTCCTCTGGTCTTGTATTAAAATCTAATTCGTATCTAATGTCATTTCGTTTACAGAACTCTCTGATGTATGGTAACAATCCCAAATAGATTTGTCCAGTAGCAACTGAGAATAATCGTATTTTTCCGTCCCATACTTTGTTTCTATAACTGGGCATAAATCTTGCACCAGGCACTTCAAAGGTAAAATATTCTGAGAGTTCTCTTGCGATATGTGGTTCTGTTTCAATTCGTATGTATACTTCATTTTTCTTCTCTATTTTCATAAGGTACTTCTTCTTTATCTAATTCTGGAAAGTCTATGTCTTTTTGTCTATAAGGTGCATTTTTATCAACATCATTTGCAGCCTTTACCTTATCCATATCTTTCGTTGTGTGTGGAAGACCAAGTGCTGGTCTAGAATCAAATTTACAAAAATCACCATATGGGCCGTTTTTGTCTACATAATGTAAAAATACTTGTGTTTGCCACGCACCCATAGGTGCGTTAAAAGCTTCTCTCCAATGTTCTACTTCACACCCACGATAGATTACTCCATCACCAGGCTCCATAGGAATCATCTTACCCTTTGTACCTCTTTCACCATCTTCTGGGCCAACAAACATACCCCAGTTATAATCTTCTTTACCTTTGTAATCATATCCTAAACAACAAGTAATAGATACTTCACAAGATGGTCTATCTTTATGTCTTTTTAACATATCACCTACTTTATATAGTCTATAATAAGAATAAGTAGGCCACAATTCTAATCCAGTAGATTTTTCTATTGTCTTTCTACCAAAATTTAAAAGTGTTTCCATAAGTGGGTCACCATAAACACTATGACTGCCTGGAATCTGAGCACTCTCTGCCTCTGGTTGAAACAGTCTTGCTCTGTCGTAATGAGAATATTGAGTTGCTACTTTTGCAATATCTCTAGGTATCATCTCTTTTATGAGAACATACTTTTTTTCTTTGAAAAATTTTACAGTATCAATCATCTAAACATCTTTCCTAAATTCCATATTACTAAAGAATATCTAGTCCCCTCTGTAACTGGAGTAACCAAGTGGTGTATAAATGATGGAAATACTATGATAGAACCTCTTGGTCTTATTTCCGTACAAGTGTGATATCTTTTATTACCCATATGAGGCCCTAAATCAAATTTAAGATTACCACCTTTGTAATTTTTTGGATTGGTTAAATTTACCGTTACGGATAATTTTCTAGTCTTCCAGAACTGATTTGGATTATCCACAAAACCAGGCGCTGGAATATATCTCGGTAAACCTTCAAATTTTCCGTCTCTATATGTTTTATCAAACTTTATTTCTTTACCGTTTTCATCTTTTGCAATCATATAATTACCATTATTATCTTTTCTTCTTTGTTCTTTAACTGTTGGGTCAAATGGTATGTATGGTCTTGAACCACCATCAGTGTGCCACGAATAAAACTGGCCTGGATTGTAAACTGTAAACTGACAAGTTTCAGAAAAATCCCACTGATAGTTCCAATTTGCTTTTTGATTTGCTTCATTTATATATGGGTGTATTAAATCATATATCCATTTATCTGCTAACCACCCAACTTTAGTATCTCTAACATATACATCCTCTTCTTTGATGCCTTTTTTTCTTCTACCTTGTGCAGTCAAATGGTTTTGTGCGATATTACCAGCATTAGATGTTTCACCACCTTTTTGTCTAAAATCAAAAGTGGTAGCATCAGTTGCTTGTTTACCGCTCTTTTGTTCTGTGAGAGTCATGTCAGACAACCCTCTCTCTATAATTGCATTACATTGTTGGTCATTTAATGCACCTATGAAATAATAGTAACTATTTTCACATATACTCATAATGCACCCTCCGTATATTTAATCCAAGTTGTTATATTTCTTAGTTGGAATCCTCTATTGTGTAGATTTTTCACTATGTGTTCCAAATAACTAGAAACAACTTTAAGATAATCTAGTTTAGATTGTAATCTAACCATATCTTCATCTGATTCTAAGTATGTTGGAATATCTTGTCTAAGAATTTTTAACTCAAATGGTTTCTCTGATTTACCAGAATAATATTCCCATTTTTGTTTTTTTAATATTTTCATATCAGTTTCAGCTTTACTTAACATAAGTCTAAAATTAGTATAAAGTTTTAAATATTTATTAAGTAATGCTGGACTTCTAGTCTCCTCTAGATTGATGTTAGTTTCATCAATCTTGGAATCTTTATCAAACATTTCTTGTATTTTTTGTAAGTCCATACGGTATTATATACTATAATTAAAAAGTTGTCAAGTCTTACAACGATTCAAATTTAAATAATTGATATTGAAAAGTTGCTGTTGCACTCATATATTGAGTGTCTGATTGGTCATTTGTATATTGTAATGCAGAAAGTGATACTGGATATACATTTGAAAAGTTAACATTTAATACTGGGTTATTCTTATTAGATAGTATTGTTAATGTTGCATCTGAATACATTGCACCGTCTGGTGTTCTAGGTTTAGGTGTGTCTGATGGTGCATTTATCTTTGATTGAGATGTAGGAAACTGACCTACATTTTCTTGTCTAAAACTTTTGAACTGAGCTCTATCTTCTGGAAATCCAATCGCCATAATCCAGTTAAACAGTTCTTGATAGTTTTGCAATTTTTCATCTACTAAAAATGTTATCTCAAGATTTTCAAATGTTACTTTATCTGGTAATACTGGAATATCTTTAAATGGTGTAGGAAATATTGCATCACCCATATTTACGCCAGGTATATTACACGCAGTAGTAAAGAATTGTACTTTAGGTAATTGTATAATAGAGAACCTATACTGACTCGGTGCAGAATAGTCTATCTCTTCTGGTTGTCTTGTGAGTGCGTTTATATCTGTCATACTATTATTTATAATCAAAAAAAAAGGGGAGCGAACTCCCCTTTTTAGTGGTGTGGTAGATTGTATTTATTACATTAAGTTAGCGACTTTAACTCTTCTGTAATATTGGTTAGTTTCTTTAGTAAATGCAGTATTTGAAGAACCAGCATCGTTGTTATCAGCTAACGCACCAGCGTCAACTGCGAATGGGTTATCAATCATACCGTATCTAGTTTTGAAACCGATTTTTGGTTGGAAAGTTTGCTCACCAACTGCTCTCACCATTTGTAGTGGAACATATGGACAATAGAAAGTACCAGCATCATAAGGTGAAGTACCTTTATATCCACAGACATAGTATTGACTTGCAGCTACATTTGCAGCGTATGGGTCAACATATACTCTGTAACGACCATTCAATACACCAGCAAAAGTGTTTTGAGTGTCATCCACTTGTAGGTTGTTGTTTAATGCAGATTGGTAATCTAGGATACCAGCCATTTGTAAAGCAGAGGCAACATCAGCACTTACTAGTAAAAGGTTACCTTTCCCTCTACGAGTTTTTTGACCGATTGCATTTGCATCTCTTTCAATCTGGAACATTAGTCCTTTGAATTTTTCAACAGACCATCTACCGTTAGAGTCTGTATCTAAATCAAAAGTACCAGCAGTAGTTGTATTTACTTGAGCACCTTCTACGGCAGTTCTGTAAATTCTTCTTACTACTTCCCTATTGATTTCTGCAAGAATTTCAGCAGAAAGGATATTTGCAAGTTCTGTTTCTGCATCAAGACCGTGAATTGCTTTTAAGTCTTGTGCAAGTTCCATTGTGTATTCGGCTTTAAGTGCTCTAGACTTTGCAGTAACAGTTGATTTCTCAATAGAGAAAGCCATTTGTGCAAAGTGGTTTTGAGAACTATCACCTAATGCTTCAGCCTGTGCAGTAGTCATACCTTGTGTGAAAGTATAAGTACCTTCTGGTGAATCATTAAGAATACTAGGGTTAGTACCTTGCTGTGCAGATGATAGTGAAGATGATGCGTTATCAGCAGAAAATTCACCATCTGCTTCATCTACTAATGCTTCTGCACCAGACTGGTCATTGAATCTTGAACGCATTGCGAAGATTAAACCAGTTGGGCCAGTCATTGGTTGCACACCACAAATGTCATATGCAATCAAGTTTGGCATAGCTCTTCTGACAAGTGAAATTAGGATGGGATCCCAATTTGCCATAGGATTGGCACCAGCCGCAGTTGCGTTAACTGGAGTTCCTTCTGCCAAGAAAGAAGCATCTTCTCTAAGTGCCTTCTCTTGGTTTTCTAAAATAACAGTAGTGACGGCTCTTCTGTAAGCATCATTGATTTTTGGTAAATCTGGATGGTCTAGAACGGGCTGCCACTTCTCTTGTAAATGTGTTGTTTGAAACATCTTAGTTTCTCCTTATATATTTACTTATATTTATCATTACGATTTGTTTACTGCCCTTTTATGGGTTTTATTAATTGCAGCCGTATATGCCGCCATTGCATCTGAGTCTGCTTCAATAGTCTTTGGACTTTCAGCGTCTTCAGATAACACTTCTTCAACTTTTTTCTCTGAAGGGAAGTATGATTCTTTCAAAGTAGATAGTTTTTCTTTGAAAGATTCTTCACCAGAAAATTCAACATCAGCAGTCAAAGAATGAAATTTTTCTTTTTCTGTTTCTGTTAAATCTTTTGATACTTCAGA